GTATCGAGATCACCAAATAATGCATGAGCTTCAGCAATAGAACGACCAGGCACTATTTCAGGAAAGCAAGTAAATATTTCAGGATTTTTAATGTCGGGTAATACGCGTTTAAATATTATATGATCGCCCATACCGCCATTTAATATCACAATAGTTTTATCACTATAATTAATTAAATTATTAAATACAGTTTCATCTTGGCCATAAAGAATCTGATTGGTTTCACTTCTAATACCACCATTAGGATTTTTAAAATGCCAAGTATTAGCATTAGGAACGGCTAAAATTTTATAGCCTTTTTTAAATAGCCCATAAGTAAATAAAGTTTCTTCTCTATGTGCTACTCTTGAAAGTCCTAAATGATAATTATGCACGCCAGCACGATAAAGAAAAGAACAATGAAGATGCTCAACTTCTTTGACCTTATCAATAAATGACCATTGAATATTAGGCTCTCTATTAATAAGTTCTATTTTACCTGTCGGCTTTATCGCTTCCTGTTTAATGGGCGGCGTTAAAATTGCACCGCCTATTGCGCCTACATTTTTATGAGTATAATTAAAAAGATTTTGTAAAACATTAGGTTCAGGAATAGCATCATCATCAACGCGCCACACCCAATCATAGCCCATTGTATTAGCCATTTGATGTATATAATGCTGACCTTTTTTATGCGCATAAACCCATTCCCATTTAATGCCTTTGATTGATAGCATTTGAAAAAAATAGCTATACACCAATTCATTTCGCATATCTTGTGGTTCATCATTATCATCAAAAATAACTAACTTATCGACCTTTTTTGTTTGATTAATAACGGCATTAAGCGTTAGAGGTAAAGTCGTATGATAACGACCGCGAGTTGCAATTGAGCATAAAACATTAGCCACGATCCCACCTCATAATCATAAGATTAAATTTATTGTTTTCATTAATTTCAGGTAAAGTTTCTGAAATAAATCCATGCTCATTAATATAATTGTATTGAAAATCGGGAAAGTGTGATTCGTTTAAGCCATGAAGTTTATGATGCTCACCCCAAAATCCTACAGGCTCATTATGTGGAGTGGTTAATAAAAGGCGTTTACAATGTTTCTTTAATTTTTGTGCTATTTCTAATCCATTATCAATATGCTCAATTAATTCAAAAGCAATAATAGTGTCATATTGAGCTAAAGGGTAGGTATTGATATCAGCGTTTGTAAAAGATGCGTTTAAACCCCATTCCTGTTCGTTTGCAACCTCTATAATAATAGGATCATAATCTAAACCAAGATAATTAATGTCATTTGGAAGGAATTGTGATCCGTAACCTGTTGAGCAACCTATTTCAAGAATATTTTTACCTAATAGATTGCGGTTAGCCCAAAGATAACGAGTAGCTTCTCTAGGAAATACGGGATCGCCTTTAAGAAAAACCGCTCGCTCGTAATTATTTGTTAATAAAAATCTATAATAATTTTTATCATGTTGTTTAAAGTATGGTAACGCATCTTGTATTGTTTTATCCATATTATTCCATGTTATGTTGTTAATTGAGTTCGTTGTTGATAAATAGTATTTTCTGTAATTGTAAAATAACTATCACCTGAATTGGCGGCAGTAGTGCCATTAAAAAATAAATCAACACTTCTATTACCACCCATTGAGCCAATATTTATAATACCAATTTCAACAACAAGTATATCACCATTAACAAAAGATGTTGATGTAGGTGTTACTGAAGCTGTAACGACTGTTTCTGAAGTGCCTAATTCTACTGTAGCTGAAGCCTGCCCCAATGATGCACTTAATGATCCAGCACTATATTTATAAATACGCATGCCTAAAGAAGCGTTTGCTTGTGCATTAGATTCTTGACCTCTTAAATTAAAAGATACCGAACCTGATAAAGTAAATGTCAATAGAGGTTTTGTGGCCCAATAACCTAAACTAATCCAAGTGCCACTTGCAATTGTAGTTCCTGAAGTAGTTGTAACACCCGTTCCTCTTTCAAGAGTTAAAACTCTATTTATTGTAGAAGATATACCTATATTTTTATTAGTTAAATAATATACAGTTGCCATGTTAGAATTCTAATGTAACCGCTAAAGCTGGCACTGTGCCTGATACCGCAGTTATTTCCAACCAAACAAAAGAACCTGCGGGAATATTAGGATTAGCAAAGCTTGTAGTTGATGTGCCTGTGCTTATGCTTGTTGTTGTAATTGCTGACGATGTTACCGCCGTTCCTGCCGCAGATTGATCAGAGCCATATTTAATATTAAATGATACGCTTGGCGTTGCTGATCCCAATGGAAGCACCGAAACAATTTTAGTTATAGTTCTAGCTAAAGTTGTATAAAATAAAGTAACATCAACATCGGCTGTAGTTGGATAATTTAATAATGATGATTTAGGCCCCATTGCACCTACTTGGCCACTAAAACCACTTATACCTGAAAATCCTGATAATCCTTGCGCACCACTAAATCCACTAAATCCTGATACGCCTGATCCGCTAAATCCTGAATAGCCACTAATACCGCTACCACTAAATCCTGAATAACCGCTAAAGCCCGATTGACCAACATTAATACCAAAATAAGCAACTGATTGAACAATATCAGTCGTAACACAAGCGCCAATAGTAAATGAAGTGCCATTAGTTGCAGTTACATCACTTGCGGCTAATCTAGCACCATTACGATATACATCTAAATAACCAACTGTATATGAAACAGTAAATGTAGTTTGTCCATTGGTTGGAGTAAAATCAGTAACAGTTCTAGTAGTTGATGTAGCATTAATTCCGCTATAACCACTGTAACCTGAAAAACCTGAAGTTCCAGCCCCGCTATAACCACTATAACCGCTAATTCCCGAACCTGAATAACCTGAATAGCCACTAATACCACTAGCCCCATTCGTTCCATTAGTTCCTGAAAAACCACTAATTCCTGAAGCGCCCTGCGCTCCACTAAATCCGCTAATTCCTGAAACACCTTGTGCGCCACTAAATCCACTAATACCACTAAACCCTGAAATTCCTGATTGGCCTGCAATTCCAATATTCCAAGATGCAATAGTGCCTGATCCGCCAGTTGTATCCACATTGACTGTAAATGATGTCGTTGTATAAGCTGTAATTGCGCCTTCCATAAAATTAGATGGTGTTGCTGAAGATGCAACTCTTACTCGCAATCCAACCGCAAAAGCATTTGTGCCTTGTGATTGATTTACAGTAAATACTTTTGAACCTGTGCCAATAGTTGTTGAAGTTGTAGAAGTTAATCCAGCATAACCTAATCCACTAAATCCTGATATGCCACTAGCACCACTAAACCCACTTATACCTGAAGCGCCTACAGCACCACTAAACCCACTTATACCTGAAGCTCCACTAAATCCACTAATACCACTTGCGCCATTCGTTCCATTCGTTCCTGAAATACCTGACCATCCACTAAAACCACTAATACCTGAAGCGCCTTGCGCACCACTAAACCCACTTATACCTGAAGCTCCACTAAATCCACTAATACCTGAAGCGCCTTGCGCACCACTAAAACCACTAATACCTGACGCACCATTGATACCACTATAACCCGATAAACCTTGTGCGCCTGAATATCCACTATAACCACTTATACCGCTCGCACCTACAGCACCCGAATATCCACTAAACCCACTTATACCACTAGCGCCATTTGCGCCATTTATGCCTGAATAACCTGAATACCCACTTATGCCACTAGCGCCTACAGCACCGCTATAACCACTATAACCACTTATTCCACTAGCTCCATTAGTGCCACTAAAACCTGATATACCTGACGCACCATTGATACCGCTAAATCCTGACAATCCTTGAGCGCCTGAATATCCTGAATATCCTGACAATCCACTAACGCCTTGTGCGCCAGTAGCTCCACTATATCCGCTAAAACCACTTAAACCTTGCGCACCACTAAATCCTGATAAGCCACTAATGCCTTGCGCGCCACTATATCCGCTGTAACCGCTAATTCCTGACGCACCATTAGCACCGCTAAATCCGCTAATACCACTTGCACCATTAATGCCACTGTAACCTGATAAACCTTGTGCGCCACTATAACCTGAATAGCCTGATATTCCTGATCCTGAATAGCCTGAATATCCACTTATACCTGAAGCTCCATTAGCTCCATTAATTCCTGAATATCCACTATAACCACTAATGCCGCTTCCACTGTAACCTGAATATCCTGATATGCCACTAGCACCATTAGCTCCACTATATCCACTAATTCCACTAGCGCCATTAATACCGCTAAATCCTGATAACCCTTGTTGGCCTGAATATCCTGAATATCCACTATAGCCACTAATGCCAGCAATACCTTGAGCGCCACTATAACCACTTAATCCACTAGCTCCTTGCGCGCCACTAAAGCCACTATAGCCTGAAAAGCCGCTATAGCCACTAAATCCTGACACACCATTAACAAGCGCAAAAACTAAATCATGGTTATTAGAAAAGCCTGTAGTTCCTGTGCCTACACTTGCAATTAAAGTTACAGGATATTCCCAATAAGAAGTAGAAGTGCCTGGATTATAATGAATAGGCGTGCCATTGATTTCCCAAGTTTGAGAATTAGCACTTGAAGTTTGATCTTGAATAATAAATTGTTCGGTTTGTTTTAATAACGCTAAATAAATATCAATATCATCATTAGTTCTAGTAAAATGCGAAACAAAAATTGCAGTTGCACTTATTTGAGTTGCATTATTCCAAGATAAATAACCATTGCCTGGATAACCTGAAATGGATGTTGTATTTGCATCATATTCAAAAAAGCTAGATGAAGCTCCAGGCGTGCCGCTATAACCACTAAATCCTGAATAACCTGATATGCCTGATGCGCCAACTTGTCCGCTATATCCGCTAATGCCGCTAAAGCCACTAAAGCCACTTAAACCTGATGCGCCAACTTGTCCGCTAAAACCACTATAGCCTGATATACCGCTTGCACCATTTTGACCTGAATATCCACTAGCTCCATTAATACCGCTGTAACCACTAAATCCACTAATACCACTACCTGAATATCCTGAATAACCTGAATAGCCTGATATTCCTGACGCTCCGTTTGTGCCGTTAATGCCGCTATATCCACTATATCCTGAAATACCACTAGCGCCAGTAGCGCCCACTGCGCCGCTGTATCCTGATATTCCACTCCATCCTGAAATGCCACTAGCGCCATTTTGACCACTATATCCACTTAATCCATTTATACCTGAATAACCGCTTATGCCTTGTTGGCCGCTAAATCCACTATATCCACTAATTCCGCTTGCGCCTGTAGCACCGCTATAACCCGAAAGTCCACTAGCTCCATTAATTCCACTATAGCCACTAAATCCTGATTGGCCAATTTGACCTGAATATCCACTGTAACCTGATATGCCACTACCTGAATATCCTGATATACCTGAATAACCTGAATAACCTGAATAACCGCTTATACCTGATCCTGAATAGCCTGATATGCCGCTATAACCTGAAAAACCACTTTGACCATTTATACCTGAATAGCCTGATATACCGCTATATCCGCTAATGCCACTAAATCCACTTTGACCTTGTTGTCCACTATAACCGCTATAGCCTGATACTCCGCTACCACTATAGCCTGATTGTCCTTGAGCGCCGCTGTATCCTGAATATCCCGAATAACCTGAAATGCCTAATCCTGAAAATCCGCTTATACCTGAAAATCCACTTATTCCACTATAACCTGAAATACCTGAATAACCACTATATCCTGATTGACCACTTAAACCACTTGTGCCAATGCCACTATAACCACTAAATCCGCTGTAGCCCGAATATCCTGATAGTCCTGAAGCGCCTGTTACACCGCGATCAACAACGACTGTCGTTGTAGGTGTAGGCGTTACTTCAACATTAAGCGTAGTGCCTTGAGATAGTGTTACATCGGTTGAATTAACTGATACGGCTACCTCATTTGATGGTGCTGGAGTGATTGATAATGTAGCCATATTAATTTATTACGCCATCTGAACGAACCAAGAATAATAAGAATATGATTGAATCCTGCGCTGGCGTTGATCCAACGGCAGGGAATGATATTTTAATACGACCTGAAAAACCTACGCAATTTTCAGCATTAATATCTAATTGCGGATCGGATGCTATAACACCCCATGATCCTTCATCAATCACTAAAGTAAATGTGCCTGCGGCATCATCTCGATTGGTAATAGTAAGAGGAACGGCTGAAGGCGGCGGAGTATAGTCTGCAATATCAAAAGTAAGGCCATAACGACTATCGCGAATATTGCTTACTTGTCTACGAATAATAGAAGCTGAAATAGTAGCGCCTGTTAAATCAACAGGAAGATCATTGGAAGTGAATACAAGATTCCAATAAGTTTGTTGATTATAAACTAACTCACCAGCAATAATTGGATTGTCAAAACCGCTTACTTGCGCAAGGGTATTTTTGTTAAAGATAGCCATGTTTTCCTCACTAGGTTAATAACGCGCCTATATGCTTACAGAGCGCGGATGGTCTTATCTTATTAATGGTTTA